TACGATGATAAACACGGCACGTTTAAGAAGAGTCCACTACATGACTGGACTAGCCACGCTGCTGATGCGTTTAGGCAAATGGGTGTATCATGGTCAGATAGGTTGGCTAGGTCTAAGCCACAGTATCAAACGACCAACTACAACACAGACTTTGCGGTGTTCTGATGCCAGTTAAAACTATCTACGAATTAGAATTGCACGAAGTAACGATTATCAATAATCGAATCAGGGTATTGCGTGTGCCTGGTGGCTGGATATACGAAAGGCTTACCAAGAAGATCTCACATACTGAGAATGAAGCTGTAGCTATCTTCGTACCATATAGCGCTGAATATGCACCATCTTAAAGAATCAAGAGTAGAGTGGTATGTAGTATTCACTGCCACCAAGTTACAGCATTGGATCTATCGGCTAGTTGATAGAGATATAGGTCATGTGTATGCAGTGCAGAGTTTGAACGATTACCAATGGCTAGTAGTGAACACTCGGCTCAATATAACCGAGATGAAAATAATGCTAAAATGCCAGTATCCGTCGATCTATGATTTAACATCACCAGATGATAAAGTGATCAAGGTGCAGGTTAAGCCAGTTATGTGCTATCGAGGTACATTGAATTGGTTTAACTGTGTAGAACAGATTAAAGCTATTCTTGGGATAAAGTCATTTTGGACTTGGACTCCCAAACAACTGTATAAGGGTTTGATAGGGGGTAGATATGGGTGATCCAGCGAAAAGTGTAAGGCGTGAAGTTAAAGACGTGCGCAAAAAAGCATTAGGCGGCGTAGAGAAAAGAGCAGGAATGATAGACCCTACACGCTCTGCAAGAGTAGAAGCTCGTGAGGCTGGTCGTCGTCAAGAAAGCTTGTTAGCTCGCCAAACCCAACAAGAGCAACTTCGATTGGCAGAGGCTGAATCAGAGGTTGGTCGTCGTCGTTTTCTTCGTGGTGCTGGTGGTCGTCGTTCACTTATAGCGAGTAGATAAATGGTTGCTCTCCCTGATGGGTTAGGTTCTGCCCAAGACATTAAGAAGCGCTTCTCTGTTGCTTCTGAGCGTAGGCAGTTATGGCGCTCTATCTTGATGGATATGTACGACTTCTGTATTCCTAATAGAGAGACGTTCAACTTCCACTCTCCAGGCCAGAGAAAGGCTAGGCACTTATTCGATTCCACAGCACCAGAGGCATTACAGAGCTTTGTCTCGGTAATCATGGCTAGTCTCACGCCTGAGAATGCAGAGTGGATGAAGTACGAAGCTGGAACGGATATACCAGACGAAGAGAAGAAGGCTGTTAATACTAAGCTAGAGGATGCTACAAAGACATTCTTTAAGCATATAGCGCATTCCGACTTCTCAAGCCAAGCCAATATCTCACATCAAGATATGGCTATCAGTACAGGGGCTTTGATGATTGAAGAGGGGGACGATATAACAGAGCCTCTTCTGAAGTTCACAGCTATTCCCCTTTCCGAGTTATACATTGAACCTACCTCAATGCCCCGTATTCATACGTTCTTTAGGAAGCATTGCATTAAGGCACAAGAGGTAGAGCTAAAGTTCCCAGGCGCTGAGATAAGCGACAAGCTGCGTAACATTATCAAGAACGCCCCAACTACTGATGTGGATATTATTGATGGATCGCAGATATTCAATTTCAAGGATCAGACCTACCATCAAGTTGTGCTATGGGAAGATGAGGTTATTTTTCACCAATCCTACGGTGAATCTCCTGTTGGTGTTGTTTACCGATTCTCTAAAGTTGCTGGCGAAACTTACGGCCGTGGCCCTGCTGATATGGCTATGGCTGATATTAGGACTATTAATAAAGTTAAAGAGTATCTTCTAAAGAATGCTGCTTTGACTCTATCACCTCCCATGTTGGGCGCTTCAGATGGTGTGTTTAACCCTCACACAGCCAGAGTCCATCCTGGAGCTGTAATGGCTGTTGGTGATACTGGTACGCCTCCTCTAGTTCCTTTGCAGGTTGGGGGTGATTTACGTGTAGGCCAATTCGTTATTGAGGACTTACAAGAGAATATCCGCAAGATGTTCTTTGCTGATCCGCTAGGTGATATTACTGATCCAGTTCGTTCAGCTACTGAGAACCTTATTCGACAACAGGAAATGCTCAAGAAGCGAGGCGCTAACTTCGGACGCTTGCAGAGTGAGTTTGTATTCCCACTGGTTCAACGCTGTACTGAGATCCTAGCGCGTAACGGTAAGATCCCAGAAATCAAAGTGGATGGCCGAGAGGTTACTCTCAAAATGTCCTCGCCTCTTGCAGTAGTACAGAAGAATGAAAATGTGGATAACCTGTTTGTATTTTTGAACGCTATCCAGACTCTTCCTGAGAATGTACAGCTATTGGGCGCTTCGTTGGAGTCAGTCCCTCAATTCTTACAGGAGAATCTAGGACTGCCTGAGAAATTGGCTAGAACACCAGAGCAGATAGAACAGGCTCAGCAAGCACTAATGCAAATGGCACAACAGCAAGGGGAACAGCCTGTTGGATAGAGACGAATTACACACGATTGATCTGTGGGAGAAGGAAGCAGAAGAATCCCGCGACAAGTTCCTTAAACAATGCTTGTTAGATACTTCGTTGGTCTTTCAGGTATTTGCCACAGAGTCAGGACAATTATTACTAGAGCGCTGGAAAGAGATTTTGATTAACCAGCCCACAGCACAACGAGGGGATGATCTTTTAACCATTGGTATCAATGAAGGCTACAAGAACTTCATACGTACCATACTCCACTCAGTAAAAACCCATGAGGAATCACAATGACGGATACCGCAGACAACGCGCCCGAATCCACAGAAAATGTAGGCAGCTCTACGTCTAACGCAGATGTTGTAGCTCAAGCAGTAGCAGAGCAGACCGAAGCTGGTACAGATTTCGGCTTTGTTCTTGATAAATACCGAGCTGAAGGTCGATCAGACTCAGATGCAGCGTTTGAACAAGCTAAGGCATACACAGAGCTACAAAGTAAGTTTGGATCGTTTACAGGCGCTCCAGAAGAGTATGAGCTAGCCCTATCTGAAGAGTTAGGCGAGAAGTTCAATACTGAAGATTTATCAGATGATCCTATCTATAACGATTTTAAAGACATAGCCAAAGAGCTAAACCTGAATCAGGACGGATTCAATCAACTAGCTGAGCTGTATATCAAAGGTCAATTGGCCGATGTACAGGCGATGGATGAGATTCGAGAGCAGGAGATGAAGGCTCTTGGTAATAACGCTGATCGTCGTTTGGGTAATATCCAGGACTGGGCTAAGGCTAATCTCGATGCTGAAGGTCAGGAAGGTCTATTGGATATGTTAACAAGTGCGAAGAGTGTTCAGGCTGTTGAACAATTGATAGCTAAATCTCGCAATTCTGCACAGGTTCAAGATACGCCTGCTGCGCCTGCCATTGATTCGATGAAGCTCAAAGAGATGATGGTAGCCAAGGATGATTACGGGAATTCCAAGATGAATGATCCAGCGTATCGCGCTCAAGTCAATAAGCTCTATGATCAAGTGTATGGTGCAGAGCCGCACAATGTTATAATAGGACAATAAGAGCTAGGGGCGGGGATACCTCACTATCCCCGTTGTACAGCCCCCAGCTAAGACAATTCTACCATAGGTGAGGGTATGGCGCGTTACGGGATACAAATACCACAAGATGAAATGACAGTAGGCTTACGTGGGCCTGCCACTTCATTCAATAAGTTTGGTTATCGAACATCTACAACTGCTGCTGGTGGTGATGAGGTTATTTGGGAATCTACTGACACCTTCTCAGTAATGACCACAGCGGATACCTTCGACATCACTTATACAAACACCTCTGATGGTTCAGGTCAGATAGGGGCTTTGGTTCTACTCATTGATTACCTGGATGAAAATTTCGAGCTTCAGCAAGCCACCCATGTATTAGGCGCAACAGGTACAGATACAACATCCTTCAGTGGGTTGGGTATTAATCGGGCCGTTGTAGTGTCCAGTGGAACTAATGATGCGAATGTCGCTGAAATTAAAATAACAGATACCACAGGGGGCGGTACTCAAGCCGTTATCCCTGCTGGAACTTCAGTAACTCAGCAATTGATTTTCCACGTTCCTATTGGATTTGATGGGGTGATTAAGTACATTAAATTAGACACAAC